CATCAGAAGATGGTCGGAAAGGCTGACACGATCATCAAGCACCAGGTCGGCGAGTTCCACACCGTGGCGGCCAAGGATCACGTCGCCATCGTCAAGGGCAAGGCTGCGGTCTGGATCGACAATAGCGGCAACATCTTTTCGTCCAAGCCCATCCAAGTCAGTCAATACCAGTTTGACGACTCGGCCGACATGATGAGCGGGGGTGGCGGCGGTGCCTGACATCAGACTGCTCGAGCAATCGCAGAACCCGCTGAGTTTGCGGGCGCCGGTCCAGATCGATCTGGCGTGGACCGCAGACGGTTACGATGAGACGCAGGCGCTGGCCACGTCCATCATCATCGCGCTCGGTTCCGATTCGCTCGCCAACGTCACCGACCCGATGCCCGACAAGTGGTTCGACAACGATCGCCGCGGCTGGTGGGGTGATCTCGACGCGCCGACCATCTGGGCCGGCTGGCCGGTCGGCTGCCGCATGTGGACGTTAATGCGCGATAAGATCACGTTCGCTGGCTACAAGTACGGCAGCACCCAGGCCAAAGTTCTGGGCATGGTGAACGAGGCGATCCAGCCATTCATGGATCTGCGGGTGATTTCCAATTTCACCACCCAGATCAGCATCGTCAACGGCAATCAGGTTGACGTCACCATCACCCTGATCCGCCCGCTCAAACCCGACGTGAGCGTGACCTACTCGTACCTGTGGGACGAGATCGGCCGCAACGTTGTCCTACCGAGTCCGTTCTGACATGCCATTCCAAACCCCAACCCTGCGGCAAGTGCGCTCGCAAAATCGCGACTACATCGTGTCGCGCATCAATGCCCCGCTGCTGCCCAACAGCGAGACGCGCATTCTGTCCGATGCCGGCGGCGGTCTCGCGCATTTGACGTTGCAGTATCTGGACTGGTTGGCGTTGCAACTGATGCCGGACACGGCCGAGACTGAGTGGTTGGATCGGCAAGGCAATATTTGGCTGGTTAATTCCGACGGCAGCACCGGACGCAAGGGCGCCTATCCGGCCAGCGGCACCGTGAGCGTCGGCACCTCGGTGCCGGGGACGGTCATCCCGATCGCGACGCAGTTTACCAACAACGGTTCGCCGCCGGTGCTGTACGCGTCGACCGACGACGTCGCGGTGGGCGGCGATGGCGTTGCCGTGGTGCCGATCATGGCCATTAACCCCGGGACCGCGAGCAATGCGTTGACCGGTGATCAACTCGGCTTCGCAGCCGGGCTGCAGATCCCGGGCATCACCGGCGCCGTGACGGTCATCACGCTGACCGGCGGCACCGACGAGGAAACCGATGACGAGTTGCGCGCCCGGGTGCTGCAGCGCATTCGCAATCCGCCGATGGGCGGCGATGCCGCCGACTATGAGAAGTGGTTGCTGGAATATCCGGGGGTGACGCGCGCTTGGTGCAGTCCGCTGGAGCAAGGCGTGGGCACGACTACGTTACGTTTTATGATGGACGACCTAAGAGCGAGCACGGGCGGGTTTCCGAGTGTGTCCGACGTCGCCTCGGTGCAGGCATTTATCAACACGGTGCGGCCGGTCACGGTGCTGGATTGCTTCGTGGTGGCGCCGTTGCGTGAGCCGATCACGTTCACCTTGCAGGGACTGGTGCCGGACGACTCGACGACCTTGGCCAACATCACCGCATCGGTACGGGGAATGCTGCTGCGCAAGGCGGCACCCGCATTTCAGATCGATGGCATCGCGCAGCCCGCACAGACGATTTATGCCGCGTGGGTCAGCGACGCGGTGATGCAGGCCACCGGCGTCAACTACTTCACCTTGGTGATGGACGATCACCCGATGCCGACGCCCGGATCGCTGGCGACGCTCGGCAGCATTATTCTCGGGTGACGGCATGGCGGATCGTTATTCGGCATCGGCTGGCATCCGACCGGTTGGCTGGATCCCGGCCCCCGATTTTCCGGTCGGCTATTTCGCGCCGCCCGACTATGACCGGCACGTGCGCCGCAGCGGGGACGACTATTTCGGGCAATACGCACTGCTGCTGCCGCGCGGACAGGCGTGGCCGACCTGGGATTCAGGCAGCAACCTGGTCGCGCTGGTCGACGGCATGGCGCAAATCTGGGGCGACGTCGACGGCCGCGCCGACGATCTGCTGGTGCGCGAGAGCGACCCGCGGCAAACGCTGGAATTGTTGCCGGACTGGGAGCGCAATTTCGGTTTGCCGGATGAATGCCTGGCTGAACCGCTGACCATCGCCGACCGGCGCACAATGCTGGTGCAGCGCATGACCATGAACGGCGGGATGTCGCGGCAATTCTTCCGCGATCTTGCTGTGCAGCTCGGCCAAACCATCGAGATCATCGAGCACTCGCCGTTCACCTGCGGTCTGTCGCAGTGCGGCGACACCACGGGCTACACGGATAGCGGCTGGCCGCGCTGGGAAATCGGCGCCCCGGTGATGCGGTTTTATTGGACGGTCGCACCGGCACGCCCGCGCTTGAATTGGTTCCGCTGTGGCAACGGCGGCAGCGAGTTGGGTAAGGATCCGTTCTGTCTCATAGGGATGTACACGGACACCGAATGTATCTGGGACAGGTTCAAGCCAGCCCACACTGAACTTGCGTTTGATTTAACTAGGCAATTAGAAATTCTCAGTCCAACACAGGGCGCATAATGTTCTACATTTATGAAATAATCGTAGATGGGATTCGGCGCTATATCGGCAAGGGCAAAGGATCGCGCGGGCGCGATCATCTACAAGTGGTGCGGCGCATAGTTAAAGCTCGGGCCAACGGACAGCGAATAAGGGCAACGCGTTTCTATAATAAACTAGCGAAAGCATGGCTTGGTGGTGCGGAGATCACGACTGCAATTATTGTCGATAATTTATGCGAGTCTGAAGCATATGAACGTGAAGTATCAGAAATTGCCGCATCAACTGATTTGTGGAATCACCACCCTGGTGGTCGCGGAATGACATCAGAATTTGCGAAGTATTTATGGGCAAATGATAAGAATGCAGATCGACGGCGCGATCAGTTAAGAAATATCCAGCCACCTGCTGATATTAAACGAATTGGTACAGCCAATTATTGGGCGGATGAACAAACTCGTATTAAAGAATCGGAGCGGCGAAAGCAGTTATGGCTTAGTCCGGAATATCGAATTAAGGCGACGCCTAGAAAGGGCGAGAAAAAACCTGTCGGTTTCGGCGCAAAAGTCGCACAGCGCAATAGAGATAGATGGGCCGATGAGACTAATAGAGAAGCACAGAGCAGCGCCTTGAAACTCGCTCTGAGCAATCCGTCGATCCTAGAAAAGAGAACCAAGGCGCGTTGGACGCGCCAAGCACGCCTGGCCCAAAGTGAGCGATCAAGGGCAACCAGCATCTTCTGCAATATGGATCACGAAATTCACGCCCAAATGGCGCGCCGCGGTTGGATCACTCGTCGGCAGCGAACGGCGACGAAGGAAACACCAGATGCAGTATAATCCACCTGTCAACGCGCCAGACCCGAACGCGTCATATATCAACGCCAATGTCCCCGCAGGTGTGCAAGGTTCATCGCCGCCGGCAGAGGCCATCGAGTACGACCAGCGCGAAATCGTCAATGCGATCAGTCTCGGCGGGCTGGTGCCGGCTAATAGTGACCTGACCCAACTCTGGCAGGTGATCAACAACGCGGCGTTCAATTACGAAATCGACGTCGGAACGCCGAACAATGTCATTATTTCCCCAACCCCCGCACTTGGAGTCTACAAGGCTGGCCGATCCTATGCAGTGAAGGTCGCGGCCAACAATAGCGGCGCATCGACCATGACGGTGTCGGGGCTGCCGGCGCGCCCGATTGTGCATCAGGATCAATCCCCGCTGGTGGCGGGCGACATGATCACCGGCGGCATCGGCATCATGTATTACGATGGGGTTAGCTGGCAGTTGCTGACCTCGGCCAATGCGCTGGTGAGTTCGATCAGCCTGATCCATTCCGGTATCGACACTGGCGTTGCCAACGCTTACGTCGCCAACGTTACGCCCGGCATCAGCAGTTATCAGTTCGGATTGTTCTGCGAAATCTTCATCGCTCACACCAACACCGGCGCATCGACCATCAATCTCAATGGGCTCGGCGTCAAACCGCTGACGCGCAACACCGGCGCGGCGCTGCAGGCGGGCGACGTCAACGCGGGCGGCTTTGCCATCGTCGCTTACGACGGTACGAATTGGGAGTTGCTCAATCCACAGATTCCGGCAGCCAGCGGATCGAGCTTGGACGAGAGTATTACCGGGCCGCTGCGGCCGTATTTCATCGCCGTCAATTCGGCGACGACTACATCGCCACCGAGCTCGCCTGCGGTCGGCGATACTTATCTGGTCCCGGTTGGCGCAACCGGCGCTTGGAGCGGGCTGGGCAATCAAGTCACCCAATGGACCGGACTGAGCGGCGGCTGGCACACGGTCAATATGCCGGTGGAAACCTGCGTCGGGGTGGCCGATCAGGACGATATCTGGAAGCGCACCAGCACGGGATGGCGCACGATCTTTGCCTCGCTGGCCGAGGCGGCGGCGGGGATTGCTATCAATCTGGCGATAACGCCTGCTGACTTGCGACAAGCCGCGAGCATTCTCGGGCCGCTGCGGCCGCCGTGGATTGCCGTTAACAGCGCCACCGTAACGACGCCGCCCGGCAGTCCGGCACTCGGCGATACCTATGTGGTGCCGACCGGAGCAACCGGCGCGTGGT